CTAAAATTTTGAAACAGAATAAAATGGCAAAGAAGAAACTATACTTGTTTCCGTGCTTTCTTCTTTTTGATTGAAATGAGAATTAATCTCAGAACAGGCAGAAAGGAAGTAATGATCAGAAAGGGGTGAACCGGTTCCATTTCCAAATTTCACCTCTTTCTTTTTCTCATAATGCCTATTTACCATAATACCGGTTATAAAAAATATTGTTTATTTTTGCACTTGAAATCAGTTACTTAACGTTTCTGATTGATTATTTTAATGTAAAAATAAAATTTTAGGCATATGAAAAGAAATGAGTTTAATTATTTAAAAAAGAATATCCGGTCTCTTTTGCGTGATTTGGATAACGGTTTTGTTCCTGACCATGTTTATGATGAGGATTCTAAAATGTATCGTACCGCTGAGGATTTGTGTTGTTGTGCTGCCTTTCTTCGTGATTTTTTAAAAAATTAAGTTATGAAAAAAAAAACTTCGTTTTCGACAATATCTTCGTTGCGTGATTGTCTACACCGATATTCAGTCCGTCCGTGTTCTTCATTATGCGGTTTCTGTTGATTATGTTGATGAGTTTGTTCAGATGATTAAAGATACATTTGTTCATCCTGATATATCTTTTACGGATATTATCTATTCTCCTGATTCACGTCAATTTTTTCAACTTATATAGATATGAATAAAGAAGTATTAAAGATTATTATTAAGGTTTTGATTTATGCCTTGGGTTTGATTGGTTCTGCCCTTGGCATTTCCGCTCTTGCGTCTTGCACGTCTTCTCGTGCTGTTCAGTTCCATGGTCGTGGTACAGTCCTCATTCAGGATACTACTTTTGTGGAACATTCTAGTGATTATTTTCGTAATTTCAAATATCGGTATTAATGAGTAATCTTCGTCCATATATTAAGTGCACGTCTCCGGTTGCTATTCATAGAGGTTCTTCCGTGTTCCTTTATCCTTGCCGCCATTGCGAGTGTTGTCAGGTATCTAGACAGAAGTCGCTTTTAACTATGCTTGCTCTCGAAGAGTCTAACGCTAAGTATTGTTATTTTGTCAATCCTACTTATGATGATGCAAACGTACCTGCTGTACGTGTACCTATGGACGCTGATTTCGGCTCTTTTGCTGAGTTTGAGATACTTACTCCTCGCCTTAAGACTGATAAGTATTTCGAGCCTTATTGTTTGGATTATGATGCAGATATTGAAAAGTCTATCGGTCAGCTTTGTGCCCAACGTGACGAGTATTCTCGTCTCTATTCTCGCTCTCATAAGTTTGTGTCTCATGACGTAATTTATCTGTTGCATTATCCCGATATTCAGAGATTTATTAAACGTTTTAGGCAATATGCAAAAAGATACTATGACGCTACGTTGCGCTACTACATCATTGGCGAATACGGAACAAACTCTTTGCGTCCGCATTGGCATTTGTTACTATTCTTTAACTCGGATGAGTTGGCAAGAGATTTGGAACGCTGCTACTATCCCTCGGTTGAGGAGCTCAAAGAAAACCCCGACCTCAAGTTCTACACCGAGAATGATTGTGCAGAGTCTATTCATTCGCTTTGGAAGTTCGGTTTTGCGACTACGGAACGTACAGACAAGTCCGCTTACTATTATGTTTCCGGATATGTTACGAGCAGTACTCGCTTTCCCCTCGTCTTGTCGGCTCTTAGTAGACCCCACTCTCTGCACTCCACGTTCTTTGGTCAGGTTCTGGACAAACAAGAAGTTAAAAATGCTATTCAGTCAGAAAACTTCGAGTTTTTCAGACTCCACTATCGTTACTCTAGCAAAGGCTCTCAGATTCCTTATACCCTTTGGAGGTCGTATTACACTCGATTCTTCCCCGTCTTCACTGGACTTGTTAATATGTCTCGTGAAAAAGTATTTTACTTATTTGGATTGTGGCAAGAAGTCGGACGTTTGTCCGGTTACTACAGAGTAAGCAACCAAGCCCAATGGCTTAAGAATTGGTTTTATTATTATTATTCTCGTCCACTTGATGAGATTCCTAGTGATATTGCTGATGTATTAGTTAATTTGGAGTCCACTTTCGATTTGTGCAAGCATTCGAAAACTCCTGATGATGTTTTACCTATTAAAAATGTTTTGTATGCTAGTAAGAATTTTTGTAAATTGGCTGATTGGCTCGGGATTTCCCTAGCTGATTATTATCGGATTTGGTGTAACTTCTATAAGTTCCTTAACTTATCCCTTTATCGTGAGCACTATACTGCTCTTGAGTCAGATAAAAAATATTTCGATGGTTGGTTTAGTAGACGTTTTATTACTCCTACTGCTGTCATCGAGTATTTTAACCCTGATTCTGATTTTATTAACTTTGTTTCTCAGTCTGTCTCTACTCATGAACACTTGATCAAACATCGTTCTGTTGGAGATAGATATAAACATTTATATCAATAATTTATGGCTAATCGTTCGAATATTATGGGTCTTCATGGTCTTAAAAACAAGACTTCGAAGAACTCTTTTGACCTTTCGCATAGAAATCTTTTCACCGCTAAAGTCGGTGAATTGATTCCATGTTCTGTGTTTGAGCTTAACCCAGGAGATACCATTAATTTAGATACCTCCTACTTTACCCGTACTGCTCCTCTTGATTCGGCTGCGTATACTCGTCTCCGTGAGAATGTACAATTCTTTTTTGTTCCTTATTCTCAGCTCTGGAAGTATTTTGACTCTCAGGTTATGAATATGACTTCAACATCTAACGGTGCTGATATTTCTCGTGTTGCTACGGGTCTTACTTCTAATAGTAAGATTACAACTCAAATGCCTTTTGTTCAGTATAAGGCTTTACATGAGGAATTGACTGCGCAGGCAAATGCTGGTATTGATTCTCTTTCTTCTACTGCTGTTTTGAATTCCGCTTTAAATAATAATGGTGAATATCGCTGGGCATGTTCTGCTAAGTTGTTACAAATGCTAGGTTATGGTAATTTTCCTGAGCAGAATTTTGGTATTGCTTCTAATCAGGCACATTATAAGTTAGATACCTTTGGTGCTTCTGGTTCTGCTGATACTCAACTTAACTTGAATTTGTCTATTTTCAGATTGCTTGCTTATCATAAGGTATGTAATGACCATTATACTTATCGTCAGTGGCAGCCTTATAATGCCTACCTCTGTAATGTTGATTATCTTGTTCCTGATAAATCAGGTTCTTTGGATATTTCTAATTTGCTTCCTTGGAAGAATAAACTTTCAGGTAAAGAAAATCTTACCCTCTTGGATATGCGTTTCAGTAATTTGCCTCTTGATTATTTCAATGGTGTACTCCCTACTCCTCAGTTTGGTTCTGATTCTGTTGTTAATTTAAGTTTGGGTAGTGCGTCCGGTTCTGCTACTATTTCCGGTTCTTCCGGTTATGATGTTAACAATTATTCTTTCAGCAACGGCAAACCTCTGCCTGTTAATACTCCGAATGTTCTTTTAGATTCTTCTGGTAAATCTTTAGGTATTCAGGAAAGTTCTGGCGTTTCTCAGATTGCTCATACTCATCCTCTTTCTGGTAATGCTACTATTAACACCTCTCTTTCCGGTTCTTTGAGTGTTGCTGCTTTGCGTCAGGCTACTGCTCTTCAAAAGTATAAAGAAATTCAGCTTGCAAATGATTCGGACTTCGTTTCTCAGATAGAAGCTCATTTTGGTGTTACTCCTAAGCATTCCGATACTGTCTCTTACTTTCTCGGTGGTGCTTCTTCTATGATTGATATCAATCCTCAGATTAACTCAAATCTCGCTGATTGGTCTCAGTCTACTGCTATTAAGGCTGCTCCTCTTGGTCAAGGTCACGCTAAAATAAAGTTTACTGCTGATACTTATGGTATTGTTCTCGGTATTTATCGCTGCGTCCCCGTTCTTGATTATGCTCATGTTGGTGTTGATAGGACTCTTTTGAAAACTGATGCCTCTGACTTTGTTATTCCGGAGTTGGATTCTATTGGTATGCAGCAAACTGTTGTTGGCGAGATTTGTATGCCTTCTTTTCATGATGGTTTTTCCTCTATTCTTCAGGTTAAACCTTCAACTTCATACGGTTATGCTCCTCGTTATTCGGAATATAAGACCAGCTTCGATAGATACAATGGTGAATTTTGCTATAGTTTGAGTAATTGGGTCACCGGTCTTAATCTTTCTCGCTTACGTTCTTTGATTTTTGTTGAGAGTACTTCTAGTTCTGGTAATTTACCTAATCGTCTTGCTCCTGAGTTGTTTAATTGCCGCCCTGATTTGGTCAAATCAATTTTTCTTAATGAGAAAACGGATTTGACCCAAGATGATAACTTATTTGTTGGTTTGGTAAATATGGCTTACGTAATTAGACGTCTGTCTCGCTACGGTCTTCCATATTCCGGTTAATTTTTACGATTATGAGTTTAAAAAATAACGATTGTGTTGCTTATGTCTCTCCCATTGGCGAAGACTTGCAGATAGAAAGTTTTGGTGATTCTGTTTCTATTCACTCAGATTCATTCATTCTTTCTCGTATTAATGAGTTGGTAGGTTCACGTAACTTGCAGGATGCTATACTTGCTCGTTTTGAGTCTGCCTCTGATTCTCTGTCTCCTGAGTTGCGTCAGCAACTTGATTCTCTCTCTGATGACGAACTCGTTAAACAGACTGATTCTCGTTTTCAACAGTTTCTTTCTGACCGCTCTCAGAAGATTAAACAGCTTATGCTTGACTTTGATGCTGAAAAGCAGAAAGTTGAGGATTCTCTTAAGAAAGAAGAGCTCACTAAGCTTGAAATAGGTCTTAAAGATTTGGTTAAGCGCTTTAATTCTTATGATGTCTAATGTCTCTGTTAGGGTTATGCACTTTGGTGTATGCCCTAGCGGTTTAAATGATTTCACTACCCAATGGTTGCTTGAATTTCTGATTCTTGCAGCATGGTCTAGTGATTTTTTTGTTCAATTTCAATGTATCGATTATGTTGCAAGCCCTATTGAAAAGTGCCGGAGTCTTCCGACCTCTTGGTCTTAACTTCTCTATTGGTTGTTTCTGTTGTGGTGCTGGTGCTAGGACAAAGGCTACTAATTCTTCTAATGAGCGCATAGCAGATAAGACCAATGAACTTAATTATAAGATGTGGCAGGAGCAAAAGCAGTATGATTATGACAAGTGGAAAGAAGAGTTAGCTTATAACACTCCTTCTGCTCAGCGTAAGCGTTTCGAAGAGGCTGGTATTAACCCTAACCTCGCTATTGCCCAAATGAACGGTGGTAATGCTGAAAGTGCTGCTACTTCCGGTAATCGTCCTGATGCCATAGCCGCCCAAATGCTTAATCCCGCTGAAGAGGTTTCTCAGTATGCCAATAATTTGCAGAATATTGCTGGAGGTTTTAATAATTTGTCTCGTACTTTCCAGCAAAATCAGTTAGATGCTGCTCAAACTCGTTCTGTTTCTGTTGAAGCCGATATTCAGTCTATTGAGCGCAATTATCGTGCTGCCCAGCTTGAGGCTACTATTAACAAGTTAGTCAAGGAAGGACAGTTGTCAGAAGAGCAAGCAAAGAATTTGCGTGTTAATACCTTTATTAACTCTGCTACTGCTGATTCTCAGATTAAGCAAAAGCAGTATGAAGCTGAAAATGCCAAGAAACAAGGTAAAGTACTTGATTCTGTTGCTGAGCTCAATCTTACTAATAAGGTTCAGTCTCAAGTACAAACTGAGATTATGCGTACTGAACTTAAGTATCTTCCTCGTAAACTTCAGGTTGATATTCAGAAGTCTCTTTCAGAAATTTCTGTCAATGCTGCTAATGCTTTGCTGCTTGGCGAACAGAGAAATCTTGTTCGTGAACAAGTTAAAACTCAGGTTGAGGCTACTCTTTCCGCTAAGACTGATAACAAGATTAAAAATCAGACTGTTGATGCTGTTACCGATAAGATTTTTTATGAAGCTGGAATTGCTGGTGCTCAGTCTGAACGTGAGCAAATTCGCAATAGACTTGACTTTCATGATTTTAATCAGTCTAGGATTTATCAAATTCGTCACGCTGTTAATGGTAAATAATATAATATTTATGATTTGTTTCCGTTATTATTGTATGACACGTATATTTATTAATATTATTTTAGGCTGCATTGCCTTTTTGTTGCTACTCTTTGTAGCTGTTGTGATTACTCTACTATTCTCTTAACATTTGCGCGCGTGCGATTTACGTACGTGCGCATTTATTTTATATCTACGTGCGAGTTTCTGCAGAAGGAAACGACAACCCAGCCGCTAAAACTCAATCCGCTAGGCACACAATACCATGAAAAACACTAGCCTTTTGGTTCTTTTGGGCAATGCCAAAAGAACACCCTCGGTAGAGCCCGCGGAGCGTAAACGCGCTCGGTTCCGCGCGCTAGGCGGAACTCAGGTTATAGGGCTGAAAGCCCTAATCGCCAGTTATCGTTAATCATTGAGCGCAATATAATAGACGTTGCGACATTAGAAAATTCTGCGTAGGCAAATTTTCTATGTCGTGACGTTTATTATGTTGTGCGCCCAGCGAAGCAGAAAAAGGACAATAATTTTGTCGTTTGAATTGCGACGAAGGAGTTTTTCAAACGTCAAAATTATGTTCTTTTTCACATTTCCGTTGGTCGAACACTCAAGTAAGTTAGGCTGGCGAAGCCAGCAATAAGTCGGATCGATCTGAGATCAGGATCTAAGT